TTATGCAGCAGTCCTGTCGCTGTGGGGCATGGTTGGGGCAAAGTCGCTTAATTTTGAGCTCAACAATGCGATCTGGTCCAGGTTGTTTTCTTCCATCCACTTCCCGTAAACCTGAAATACCATCTGGGCATCGGCATGTCCCATCTGGTTAGCAATGAAGTTCGGGTTTGCTCCTGCAGAAAGCGACCAGCACGCATAAGTGTGTCTCGACTGATACGATTTCCGGTGGCGAAGCCCGGCTCTTTTCATCGCCGCATCCCACGAGTTCCCTATGGAGTTGATGGAGAAGTGCTTACCGTAATTCCCGGCCCTGGCTGTCAGGGAGGGCAGGAAAACAAACGTGCACTTATTGAACTCTTTCTTTCCGTACTCCCTCAGCTTAACTGCTACGTTATGCTCCTGAGAGAGGCGGGTCATTTCATACTGGCTTTTGAATGCCTCGAGTGCAGGCTCGATCAGGTGCACAACCCGGTTAGTGCCGGCATTGGTTTTCGGTAGCGTGAAGATCCCTTTCTGCGTCAGGCTTCTTCTGACGGTGATTGTTCCTGCCTTCAGGTCCACATCCTCCCAGGCAAGTCCGCACAGTTCACCCGGCCGCAATCCGGTGTAAACGGCGATAGCCCACAGATTCTTGCTCTGTTGATGGTGACAGGCGTCAATCAGGCGAGGGAACTCCTCTCGGGTGATGGGGTCAGGATCCGGGCGGGACTCTCGCAGAGGGGCCACACCGTTCATTGGTGACTTTGAAATGTAGCCATTTTCAACCGCAAACTGGAAGATACCGAATAACACGGTCATGTAGTTGTTCACAGTAACTGCGGATCGACCCCGCTTCGGTGTTTTATGTCCCTGCTTCATGACCTGGAAACCGGTCAGCAATTCCTTCCGGACTTCAAGCATGCTCTCTTTGGTGATTGAGGTGAGGAGGGTGTCAGGCCCAATAATAGCCATGACATTTGCAATGACTCGACCGTAAGTGTTGAGCGAGGATTCTGCCACCTCCATTTCCTTCAGTGCAAGCCATCTCCCGGACAGCTCCCCAATCGTTACCTCTTGCCTTGCCTCCCCGAACCGCGCCAGGTTCTGGGAGGAGGGGAACTGCTGGGCATAGTTGAAGGTACCGGTTTTGATGGCATAGCAGATCGACGTCCGTAACTCGCCGGCCACCTTTCTGTTTTTGGGGGTGTCAGCCACCCCCAGGCTTTCACGCACTCTGACCCCTTTGTAGATGAACCACAGCCTTAGCGTGCCGCCGTGGTTTTCCACTCCTGTTGGGTATTTCATAACGATTCCTCGTTGGTTGATGGTCAGAGTATTTAAGCAGATTGTCGCCGCGGTTTCGCTGAGGCCTGACGCTCAATCCAGCGGTCGATCTCATCCAGGTTGTAAAAACAAGGGCTGTTATCCCATGGACTACAGTCAAAAGAGACGTGTTTGTATTCCTTCCCCTCCAGAAAAGTCTTCTCCCGCGCCTTTTTCAGCGTCCCCTTTTTAATCCCCTTCAGAGCTATCAACTGCTCCTCAGACACCCATTTCCCGGGCGATACCATCATGATTACTTCACTCATACCTTTCTCCACTTAAACTGAACGCCGGGGCGAACTGGCTATTTCTCCGCACCCGGCACAGCCATCATCTGTTTTAGGTTTCTCGGTGATATTTCAATATCAGGCGATCTGACCGGGTAAGGATCGCAGGCGGCGCATGCCGGTCATCGCCGTGGCCACGTAGCTCGCCTTACGGTTCACCACCTCCACCCAGACCTTCACTCCTTCCACCCGCACCGTGTACGTCTCTTTCATCCGGCTTCGCCCGTAGTTGCCGTAGCGCTCCTGATGGGCCGCCAGGGCGATGTCGCACGCCTGACGCGCCAGCGGTGATTGTGTGCTGCGGTTAATCAGTCGCATGATCATCTCCTTCGATACGCTTAAACTCGATCACCCAGACCCACGAGTTGGCCGGCCAGCTGTCGTCGCCGTATATGGATTGCCAAAGACGATGGAAAGCAACCTTAGCTGTAGCGAAGTCACCGGCTGGCGTCAGGTATGTATCGGGATAATCAGGCAGCAAATCGCCGGCTGGTGGGACTCCCTCCGCCCGCGCATCCTCTTCGCTGATGCTGTTCAGACGTTCGACCCGCACATCCGTGATCTCCAGCAGAATCAGGCTGGCCCAGCGCGGCATGTGGATGGATGGCGTCCAGCGTTCGACTTTGCATTTGGCGCCGTCATCAATGTCAGCACGGTAAACAAGCCGCTCCCCGCAATCGCCGAATGTTTCCCGCACCCAGATGCGATCGCCAGGCTGGCCGTAAGGGCAATGTGCAGGGAAGGTCTTATCATTCCAGCAACCCATAGCGCCGCGAGATGCGAGCACATAGCCGCTTGAAGAATCGCCTGTGCGGTAATGACCGAGCTTGAGACCGCTGAAGTTCAGATTAAGACCGGGCTCTCTTAGCTTGAACTTTACAACGCGCCTAGTCTGCGTCTTCCGGCCGTCCAGGATCGCCCGCACCATCTCAGCGTTGAAAATCATTCCGCGTTCTGTAATTTTCGTCATGTCGTTACCGGGAGGGCGGGCCCTCCCGCCTCCCTTAGGCCACGTATTCCGGTTTCATATCTGCCAGGGTGATGCTGAACTGATCGTGCAGTTCGTCGCCCATATGACGTTTCGCTGCCGCCAGCACGCGCTCGGCTTCAGCGAACTGCTCAGCTGCGCCCGGTTCGCCTGGTTGTGGCAGGGAGTTGATCGCTGCCTCGACCCGGTTATACGCATCCACCAGGTGGTAACGCTTCACGGCCTTGTTTTTCAGCTCGGTATACAGGGCAGAACCCAGGGTGTTCTTGGCGCTTTCGATATCAGCCCGAACTGCTTTGGCGTTATCCACATCCTGAGCCGCTTCAATGCGATCCCGGAAATCATCGGCCAGACCATCGATGTTGGCGGCCGATTCCTGCGCGCTGTGGGTGTGTGTTACGGTGTCACCTTTGATATCAGCCAGGTTCACGCGCTGGGCGGGCGCCGGGTTGATCTCCTTCTCGGTGCGCTGCTCGACTTCATCCGGGGTGTACACGCCCAGAACGACCGCAGGGCAGTACAGGCGCGCCCAGTATTTAAGGGCCAGATATGCGATCTGTTGCTTCGGATTAGACACCAGGTCAGGATTGATGATCGCCAGCTGCTCCAGCAGCGCGTCGCGGCTGCCGCTGGTTTTCACCGGCGCAGGCAGCGTGGCGTTGTACTCTTTGATGCATGCCTTCATGGCAGTGGCGGTGAAGTTCTTATCGTCACCAAGAATGCGTTTGAATTCGGCGGGCAACTCAAGATACGCCAGGCCAATTGCATCTTTGTCACCGCCCATCGGCACCTGCGCGGGCAGGGTGGCGTTGTACTCTTCCAGCAGCGCTTTGATATCGTCAGCGCTCAGCAACGCGGGCAGGCTGGCATTGTGTTCGTCGATAAAGGCGCGCAGGGTTGCCGCGGTGGTAAAGGCCCCATCCGGGATCACCGGCTCCACGCTGAACTCTTCATCGAGATTTTCCGGTTGCAGCGCCAGCGCATGCACCAGGTTGCCCATATCGAGCACTTTTGAACCTTCTCGTGGGATGGTCTTGGCGACGTGGCGCGCGTTGAAGTACATCAGGCTGACACGGGCATCCTTCACCTGGGTGCTGCTGATCCCGTTCGCCGTGTGATACACGTTATTCGGCAGGCCTTCATAACGGCCAGGTTCGAAGTATGCAGGGAACTCCACACCTAGAATCGATTCCTGTGGATCACTTTCCGGCGCTGCTGGCTCAGCTTCCGGCTGTGTGTCGTTTGCTACTCCCCACTCCGCTGCAGCAAGGATGTCAGCCAGTTCTACGGAATCTGTTTGCGGATCAGCTGCATCAGCGCTTTCGCCTGGTGGAACCGCGTCAACACTTTCTCCTTCCGCCGGGTCAGTCGTTTCCATCTGCACATCGCTGGTGGTCTCCTCTTTAACCGGTGAACGGTCATCTGTTTGTGGTTGGTTTTCGTTCATCAGGCCTTCGATGGAGAAGACGCCGCCGCCGAGGTTCGCGACCTGCGGCTGGCTGGTGGCGGCGTTCGCCCACTTCGGCAGGGTCTGCGTTTCAGCTTCACTCTCATCAGCGAGTTTCTGCTCGCCAGCTTCAGCCCATTTCGGCAGTGGATGCTCTTCGGCAGTTTGGGTATCTGCTTCTGGGTGTGCGATCGGGAGTGGCATCAGCTCAGTTGCGGCGTTGAATTCAGCGGTCATCGTCTGGTTCACGAACTCCAGATGCGCAACCGGCGTCAGGAGGATATTCTCTGGCGCGATGCGCACCAGGTTGAAGATGGCCGCGCGGTTCACTGACAGAACGCCAGGCTGGTTGCGCAGGATTTTGCTCCACGATTTCCATGGTTCTTCTTTGGTCGCGACAATCTCTTTTGCGCGACGCAAAACACTGGAAGGGATTTCAAAGTGGTGAAAATCCATCGGCAGCAGGGCGCAGGCGATCTCCAAATCGAGAGTATCCAGGGTATGGTGCGCATCAGTGCCGCGGTCAGTTACGTACCCGCCAGCTGCTCACGGTCAACCCAAGCCTCAGTGAGCCGAAATGGGTTGAGTGGGCCAATACCATCCGTCTGATGCGCCAGCAGGACAATCGCACCCACTACGAAGTTTGCGAGCTACTCAAGTGGGCCAGCAAGGATAGTTTCTGGAAGACCAACATCCTGAGCCCATCCAGCCTGCGAAAGCAGTGGGACCAGCTAAGCACTAAACGCCTGAACAACCCATCCGGGGCCCGACCTGCAGCCCAGGGCATCGACTTCAACAACACAGACTGGATCAACGAGGTGTTCGATGGAAAGACTATCTGAGCAACTGGCGAACTGCGATCGCGAAAGCTTTCGCCGCATCGCCCATAACATGCCTGAAGTCCCGGCAGAACGCCCGCAGGTTGAGCAGACGGCTGAAATCTTCAACTCCCTGTTCAGCGCGCTGCGTGCTGCATTTCCGGCAGCAATGTCTGCTTTCCGTGAGCAGAGCGAGTTCAACGAACTGCGCCGCCAGTGGGTGATGGCATTCCAGGAGAACGGGATCACCACCATGGCACAAGTCGCCGCCGGTATGCGCATTGCCCGCCGCCAGGAAAAACCCTTCCTGCCGTCACCCGGGCAGTTCGTCGCCTGGTGCAAAGAGGGCTGCAGCCTCCTGGGGTTCAGCGTTGACGACGTGATGACCGAGTACTGGAAATGGCGCCGCCTGGTGTTCCGGTTCCCGACCAGCGAACAGTACCCGTGGCCAGCGCCAGTGCTGTATCACATCTGCATCGAGCTGCGCCGCCAGAGCACCGATCGCCAGATGACCGAGAAGGAGATGCGCCAGGCAGCCAGCAGCGTTCTGGCCGGGTGGGAGCAGCGCGTCGCCGAGGGCAAGCCTATTCCGCCAGTACGCCGCGCCCTGGCCGCGCCAGCGAAAGATTGCGGACCCACGCCAGCAGAAATGCTGAAAGCCCAATATGCGCAGCGCAAAGCCGCTGGCCTGGTTTAACAGGAGATCCCTATGGCTAAACCTAAAACACATAGCGAGCGCACCCTGTTCATCGTCTGGATCATCGAGCTGGTGAAAAAGCATGGCCGCGCAACGACCAACGATGTCGCCGCAATGTTCGGTCTGCATCGCACCACCGCCGAGAAATACATTCGGGCTGCCGTAGAGCAGGGCCAGCTCATCCGCCACGGGCGATGCGGCGTCTTCCGCGACCAGCGCGCAGTTATCGACTTTGACATGGAACGTTATACGCACCGGGGAGCACATCAATGATCCGCCGTAAGTTTGAAACTGATACCCGCTTTCTTCTCGATGCCGCTCACCACCGCCTCGATATTATCCGCGACGATGGTGTTTATCGTCACCTGCGTATGCAGGAGCCGGGCACGAGTTGTTATCACTACGACATTATCACCTGGCCGGGATACCTGACGGTTACTGGCGACATGGGTACTTGGACGTTCTGTCGTACTCACGACATGTTCAGATTCTTCGGCGGATGGACCGGTGAAATCAATACGGGCTACTGGGCTGAAAAATTGGAAGCTGGCGCGGGCCGATCCGGACGTGACCTGCTGGCGAGAGAGTACGGCCACGAAGCGTTCTGCCGGAGCCTGAAGGAATATTTCAGCGAATACCTGGAAGATGCCGAAGAGGTCGAGCCGGATGAAGACGCCGACTGGGACGATGACGACGACACGCCGGATAGCGACAAAGCGATCGTGCGCGAAGTTGTGCTCGACCTGTGCCGCGCTCATTTCAACGCCGACCATGAAGCCTATAACGCCGTTTATGAGGCTGATTGGCCCGAAGGTTGGAGTGTCTGGGATACCAGCGTCGTGGCGTAGCCGTAACGCGCAGCCTCAACCCCGGTTATCAAACATGGACCGTCAGCGTAGAGCGACAGGAGGTTAAGTACCTCGAGCCCACGCCGCGGACGTTCCGCCAAAAGGTCTGGGGGTGAGCATGGCTAAGAAACCCCGCCGTAAGTGCGTAAACCAGAGCTGTCGTGAGTGGTTCCACCCGGCTCGTGACGGCCAGGTGGTCTGCTGCTACGAGTGCGCCACCGCCGTTGCCAAAGCGCAGACTGCGAAGAACCGGGCCGAGGCTCTGCGTGCTGAGAAGAAGCGCCAGCGTGAAGAGGAGAAAGAGCAGAGGGCGCAGCAGGCCGAACGCCGCCAGGCAGTTAAACCTCTCAGCTACTTCATCAAGCAGGCCCAGCATGCATTCAACGAATTCATCCGGTACCGGGATCGCCACTTGCCGTGCGTCAGCTGCGATCGCCACCACGAAGGACAGTACCACGCGGGGCATTTCCGCACTACCGGTGCTAACCCGGAGCTGCGCTTCGACGAGGACAATTGCCATAAGCAGTGTTCGGCCTGCAATAACCACCTATCCGGCAACCTGACGGCATACCGCCCGGCGCTGATCGCCAAAATCGGACAGGCCCGTTTTGACGCCCTTATGGGGCCACACGAATTACCGAAATGGAAGCGTGACGACTACATCCGGATCCGCGACGAGTATCGCGCAAAGCTCAAAAAACTAAAACAGCAGGTGGCAGCATGAAACCAGAACTAATCGAATCGCTTCGCATGCGCTGGCTGCGCCTCCGCATTTATCGCCGCCCGGGAACGGTGCTGGAGGACTACCGCATTCTTCGTAACTTTATTCGCATTTACCAGATGGCAGGAGCCACAGCATGAACCTCGAAAACACCGTGAAATATCACTTCGCAAAGTCCACGATGATCAGCGACTCCCCGCGCGCCACAGCATCAGATTCACTGACCGGCACGGATATAATGGCTGCCATGGGTATGACGCAGGAACGCGCCGCCATGGGCTATAGCGCTTTCCTCGGCAAAATGGGGATCAGCAATAACGACCGGGAGAGGGCGATCGCGCTACTGGCTGAATACGCGCTAACGAAATGCGATAAGGTCGCCGCGCTGCGCAAGTTGAGCGAAGGAGTTAAGCCGCTGGTAATGCATCAGTTGGCCACGTTCGCGTTTGAGGACTACTCCCGCAGCGCAGCCAGCGTGAAACCGTGCGATTGCTGCGCGGGGCAGGGGTTTATCGAGGCTGACGTGTTCACTATGAAAACCAGCATGTCTGGGTGCGCAAAGGACATCATTCAAAAATCAAAGAAATGGGGACTGAAGGTTATTCCCTCGCAGCATCAGAACCGGCGCCAGGTAAAAGAAGTTGCCCGCGTTCTATGTGTGACCTGCCAAGGGAAGAAGGTTGTCAGCTGCGCCTGTAACGACTGCCGGGGGCGCGGGACGGCAGTAAACCAGAAAGAAACGAAGAAGCAGGGCGTGCCGGTGTTTGGCACCTGCAAGCGCTGCGGCGGGAGAGGGTACGAGCGGATCCCTTCGACAGAGGCCCATGCAGCTGTTTGCCAGATTACTGATGCGATCAGCCTGGATACTTGGAAGAAGTCGGTTAAGCCGTTTTACGATCAGCTGATCACGAAATTTGATATCGAAGAAGCCTGGGCAGAAGCGCAGCTTAAGCGGATAACACGATAATGCTCACGAAAACGGCTTACGTTTCAATCATGGGCTATTTACTTTTCCCGAATCTGTGTTAATTTTGTTCCAACGATGGGCATTGCGTGTTCACCGTTAAAAAACCCGCCACCGAGCGGGTTTTTTATTATTTGCGCCTTCGTGAGTTGCCCGTGAAATCACTGTTCCTAACCAGAATCAAGATTCTTGGGGAACCTCACACCTCTGGAGGCTCCCTCCGTTCTTCATGCAGAGTGCACTTCACGAACTTGTAATATCTACCTAACGACCAGGACAGGGCATTTCGCGTGCCGTACAACAGCCGCAGCATTCGAACCTAGCAGATATGTGGATATATCAGGTTTATGGGATGCAATAATTATTAAGTCAGCGTCTATCATATCAGCAAGCTTAAGGATCTGGTCCTTTGGCGACCCCGCCACTGCGTGTAGTTGTATTTTGTCAGCAGGAATTTTAAATTTCTTAACGATCTCATCCAGCTTTGATTTGGCAGCGTCCTGGAATTCTTTCATCTTTGGCATTTCTACTGAATATGCCAGGCCTAATGATGAGTAATACGGAAGCGAAGGTACAACCGTGAGAAAATGGACTTTTGCTGTGTTGAGGACTGCATGCGCCTGAACAAAGGGAATCACCATGTTTGTCAGGCTATCCTCGGAAACGTCAATGGGAACCAAAATAGAGTTATACATTTGACCCTCCTGTGTGTTTTTTGCACACCCCAAGGTTAGCCCCTTGATTGCCAGAAAACAGAGAGCCAGATGCCAGAACGATTAAAAAGCTGCGGTCAGATTAGTGAAAATAATTTAATAACTATCTTTTATGGATAGTGTCACGTAGAGTGCTTGGGTGGTGAATCCCCCTATGCGGTGGGGCGGCTAGACAGGCAGGTGAGTAACGCGGTTCTGTGGTCTGGCGCAGGGTCACCGGGAGGCACCCGGCATCACACCCACTCATGCACTTCTTTGTCCGGCTCTGATGTAGGTTATGTTGCGCACAGCAAGCCTGGATTCCGGTTTACATATCAGATAATGTCATCCTGATGAGTTCTGTCAGAGCTTGCAGAGGACAATCATTATGGAAGAAGGATTCTACTGGATACAGTACGGCGGCAGAGTTCAGGTTGCTTATTACACTGACGGCGAAACTGAAGACCTTGAAACAGGCAGAATCTTTACTGGTATCTGGCACCTTACACAAGGCGATGATATTTGTAATGACGGAGAGACTGAGATTTTATCAGGCCCGTTAACGCCACCACATATTTAAAAGAAACACCGGTGCGTTTCAATATATGGTATAGGCTTATATTTGGTGAATCCCCCTGTGCGGTGGGGCAATCCAGTTAATATGTATGTACTTGCGGCTCGTATAACTGGTAACGAGTCACCGGGAGGCACCCGGCACCTATCTGAGTATCCGTGACTGTTTCAATTTATGCCTGCTTGTAAAAGCAGGCATTTTTTTATCCCCACTTTGAAACTGGTGCTATCTTTAAATTGTGAACCAGACCATAACCGCCCACCCGACATCCTGGTCGGGAAGTGACGCTGCTCGACACAGTTGTTGCACCGGGAATGGCCAAGTAACACGACTACCTACTTAAATTGTTTAATTAGTTAGGCCTGCTGAATAAGCGGGCCTTTTTTTATTTCAGACTCTCGGAAACCCCCATCAAGGTCTGTCGTTAATTCATCCGGCGAGCCTGAGCCCTACCCACACAGCACCCGCATCCTGGCGAGGTGAGAGAAATGTCCCGTATGAGCAAACTTGTCACCGGAGTCGCCCTCGGCACCTCAGGAGGAACCATCCTGAACGGCGTCCTCACAAAACTGAGTCCTGACGAATGGAGCGCCATCGGCGTACTGGCAGGTATTGCCGGGATTATCGTTACCGGACTCATTAACTGGTATTTCAAACGCAAGGTCGCTAATGCGCAAGTTAAGGCGCTGGAGAAATACGGCCCGGCGGTGAAAGTTGGAGAAGACTGATATGCCAATGACCAGCAGCCTTCGCAATAAACTGATCGCCGCAGCTGGTGGCGGTGCAATGCTGATTGCCTCACTTTTCCTCGGTGGGCAGGATGGCGTCGAAGGGCGCAAGTATGAGGCCTATAAAGACGTCGCCGGGGTATGGACTGTGTGCGACGGCCATACTGGGCGGGATATCGTCAGGGGCAAGACTTATACCGATCGCGAGTGTGACCAGTTGCTGTGGAAAGACCTCCAGCCAGCCAAGCGTACGGTAGACAATCTGGTCAGGGTGCCGCTGGGCGAGTATCAGCGCGCCGCGCTTTACAGCTTTGTCTTTAACGTTGGTTCTGACGCGTTCTCGAAGTCTACGCTGCTGCGCAAACTGAACAAAGGTGATCACGACGGGGCGTGCGAAGAAATGCGCCGTTGGGTTTACGCTGGTGGCATGAAATGGAAAGGCCTCCAGAACCGGCGAGAGATGGAGCGATCGATGTGCCTGGCGGAGAGTAAACATGACCTTTAGCCTTCGAACGATTCTGCTGCTCGCTGTCATGATCATGCTACTCGCTTGTGGCTATGGCGAGCTACGTTACAGGAATGGCTGGTATGCCCACGCTGAACACATCAACGTGCTGGCCGCTGATAAGCGGGCCAAAGCCGAAAAGGCTATTCAGCCTGTCGAACTGAAGGCCGCTCAGGCCAGAGACGAAGGCCGGGTAATCTACCGAACCATAACCCGTGACGTGGTGAAATATGTCCAGGATCCAAATCGTACCGTTTGTGATTTTGACGATGAGTCTGTCCGGCTGCGCAGAGAGGCAATCGACGCTGCCAACTCCATCAGCGGATTTGATGCAGGAACCCTGCAAGGGAAGTAACGCTGGCACCAATAGCGATGAAGATCTGCAGGCTGATATCGAAACTGCGGAATGCCTGCGCCAGCTGCGCCTCGATAAGTACCGCTGGCAGGCCTGGTATAAAGCCGTGAAGTGAATGCAAAGCTAACTGCTTGTGGGCTTGATGGCTCCGAAAAATGTCCCTTCCGAAATGAAATCCTGCAGTTCGGAAGGGAGACCAAGAGGGTCAACATTACAAGGAGAATATCAATGTAGTGCATGACTCAATAAAAATCCCAAGTATTAAAATAATAACGAAAATGACACTTTTTTTCTGATTAGGCTAATACCTGCTGAATATTTATTAGCCCGACTAAGCAAAAAGTTTTATACAACTCACAGTAAAAATTTTGGCATCAACTACATTCAAATTGCACGAGTGATTCGACATCTTTGCCATTTAAGCCAATCCCCCTAAGCGGTGGGGCAACCAGTAAAAGCTGGACGTATGCGAATTTGCTTACTGGAGTAAGTTCACCGGGAGGCCCCGGGGTTTGAGGGAAAGACTGAAGGAACAGGCATAACGTCGAACTTTGTGCAAAAGCTATCTACATTGCTGTATGACCCTGACCAGTTCTGTCCGAGCTGGTCTTTTTTTGACAAAAAAAGCCCCCTGGAGAGAGGGCAAGACATGCTATGGACGGATGTTTCTGAGTGTACTCATGCGGGTCATGAGACAGTTCCATGGGATTCCCTGGTGCAGGTAGGAGCCTTGCAGGGAGTTATAAATATGGTCCGTGGTTCTGATTCAACAAGCGGAAGCGGTAACACCAGGATGATTCTTAATACATAAAAGTAAACGTCCTGATATAGGGTCATATGCTTCGTTAAAGTCTTAACCCTGAGGCCCGGACACCGTCTCCTCTGAACTTTAAGCATAGAAAATTCTTAGCCTCGAAATCGAGAGGCTTTTAATCACCGAGGAATAAGCATGACAGTAGTTCTTACAGCAAAACAGATTGAAGACCTGGCAGCCTTCGCCAAAGAAGACGGCCAGGCACAATACACCATCACCACTGTGACAATCCCGCAGTTCGAAGCGGATGATGGCGAGATTGTCCCGGAATATACCGGACTGATTGCATACTCCGACTCACTGGAACATGGTGTATTGCAACTCGACGGCTAGCCATTACAAAGCCCATCTGCTGGTGGGCTTGATAATGGTTATGAGGGTTTAACAAGGAAAAAGACCGGAAGATGCGACATCATCATCCCCGGCAACCTAATACATATTGTTGTATTTATTTCCTGAAGAAATCATGGCTTATTAAGTACATATGGACAAGGAAACAAAACATTAAATTAACTTAAGTGAAACATTTCATGTTCTCTGACGTTGTTGGACGAAACGTTCTCGGCATCCGGGTTGGAATCAAGCAAGACCATTCAGCCCTGAGAAAGCTGCAGGAGTACATCAGGAAGCAGTGTGTGAGGTAATTCAGTCTACATTTAAAGTCTTACAACTTTGAACGAGATGGAATTGTGCATAACGACAAAGAAGATCATCTTCAACAGGCGTTACTGGTAGTCCTATCCCTTAACGAAGATTCAGGTCTGAGCCTGGAAGGGGTCGTGAACGATGTACGCCGGGAAATGAGTGAGGGCGGGAAGTACAACCATTACTGCCCAGATGGTGCAGAAGAAATATGTAGCATCGTTAAAAAAGCAGTAGAAGAGGTTAAGGCTAAACGCAAAAAGCACTGATGTTTAGTAACCATAAAATAGCGCAATTGCGAATGCCTGTGATAATGCCGATATACATTAATCAGGTGCGCGAGATGTCGGGTAATACCGTTCCGGACGAAGCGTGACGCTGCTATAAGCTGGAAGATGGTGCAGAAGACCAATATCTTCTGGCTCAATGGTTCGAATCCATTCCTGGTTACTAAACCCAAGCCACTGGCATCCGCTGGTGGCTTTTTTATTGGAGTAAGTAATGGCAAAACCGGACTGGGGCGAGCTTCAGCAACGGTTCCTGTCCGACCATGCCGTAACCGGCGTATCACCGAAGGAGTGGTGTGAAGCGCAGGGACTGAATTATGCAACCGCACGCCGACACATCAAAAAGCCTTCTGCGCAAACTGCGCAAAAAGCTGCGCAGAAGAAAGTGCGCACTGCGCAAAAGGAAAAGTGCGCAGATGAGCTGGTGGAGGATGATGACTTAACGGCCCAGCAAAGACTTTTCGTTGCAGAATATCTTAAGGATCGCAATGCTACACAGGCAGCTATCCGGGCGGGGTACAGCAAAAAGACAGCCAATGAGCAGGGTGCAAGGCTGTTAGCAAAAGTTAGCGTGGCTCAGGCTATTGCGCAGCAGCAGAAAGCGTCCATTGAACGCACGCTTGGCAGTGCCGATGAAGTTCTCTCCCAGATGTGGCAACTCGCCACCTTCGATGCAAACCAGCTTTCACAGTATCGTCGCGGCGCCTGCCGTTATTGCTGGGGCTTCGGTCATCACTATCAATGGCGCGACGCTGTGGAATTTGACGAGGCCTGCGCAAAGGTGGAAGGGAACGAGCGAGCAAAGCTCCCTGAGGACCCAGGCGGTTATGGCTACGACCACAACCGGGAGCCTAACCTTGGTTGTCCACGCTGTAATGGTGACGGGATCGGACAGCCATACTTCGCGGATACCCGGAAACTTCCTCCAGATGCAGCACTGGCTTATTCCGGCGTGAAGCTGGGTAAGAATGGCGTTGAGATAACAGCCATAAGCCGCGAACGCATGTATGAAGCCGTGATGAAGCGGCTTGGCCTGGCCGATAGCGAGTTTGCGCAGCGTCTGCAACAGATTGAAATCGAGCGTCGGCAACTGGAGGTGGAAAAACTCCGCAAAGAGCTGGCAGCCGATCCTGATGATGATGTTCCTGCACCAGTTGCAATCAACATTAACGTGGTAGACGCGAGGGTTCGTGATGATAGCGCCGACGCTTAACGTTCCTCAGGCGCGCTTCCTCGCAATGCCGCATAAGTTTAAGGCCTATGTTGCCGGGTTCGGCTCCGGTAAGACGTGGGTTGGCTGCGGCGGCATCTGCAAGGGAATGTGGGAGTTCCCCAAAATCAACCAGGGTTACTTCGCGCCGACCTATCCGCAGATCCGTGACATCTTCTATCCGACAGTGGAAGAGGTGGCTTTCGACTGGGGCATGAACGTCAAAATCAACGAGGGGAACAAAGAGGTTCACTTCTACGCCGGGCGTCAGTACCGCGGAACGACTATCTGCCGTTCGATGGAGAAGCCAGGCTCTATTGTCGGCTTCAAAATCGGCAACGCGATGGTTGATGAACTGGACGTTATGGCTGCGGCAAAAGCGCAGCAGGCATGGCGAAAAATCATCGCGCGTATGCGTTACAAGGTTGACGGCCTGCGTAACGGCATCGATGTGACCACCACGCCAGAGGGCTTTAAGTTCGTCTACCTGGTCCGCGTTCGGGCGATAAACGCTGGTGGTGCGTCAAGTCTGTGGGCAACGTCAGCGCTGACCCATCTCAAGGGCCGGGTTGGTGAAGTGCCAAAGCCAGCCAACTTCAGGACAACGCCTTTGCTTTGGGGGGTACAGCTGGACTGGGATTTCCCCGCAGGCACTGGCGATACGCTGCAAACCGAGATCCAGTATTCGACGGTCTCGACCGGCGCGAATGCACAACTGTTGACGGGAGTGCCTTACCCGCAGCACATGTATCAGCAGCTGGGCCTGAAAGCCGGGGTAGGCTTCTGGTACCGCGCGCGGCTTGTTGACCGCACCGGCAACCAGTCAGCCTGGACTGACTTCATTCAGGGCAGCAGCAGCTCGGTTGCCGCAGATTACCTGGTGGATATCGATAACCAGATCAAACAGACCGACGCCTATAAGAACCTCGTTTCGGACATAGATGATCTGGGTGATGACCTTCAGTCAGCACGCGATGACATCACCGCAGTCACTACAGAGTCTGCGACGACCAAAGCGGGACTGGCGCAGGAGGTCACGGATCGTAAGAAAGCCATCACCGACGAGGCAACGGCGCGCGGGCAGGCGCTGCTGACCGAGAAGAACGAGCGCGTCGCGGATATCAGCAACGTCAACCAGACGATTCAGACCACCACTGATTCGCTGGCGCAGCAGATCGCGCAGATATCAGCCGGCACCGGCTCCCAGTTCGACCCGGCCAAAATCTGGTACTTCGATTCGACGGTGGAGGGCTGGACCGGGAACGGGACTCCCACAATCGTTGACGGGTGGATTCGACCAGCGAACCATGCCACCGATCCGTGGGTGGCATCACCGGGTTCACTGGCTATCAACTCCTCGTCCTATCGCTTCGTTAAACTCCGCATCAGGAAATTCGGTGCGCCGGGCTGGACGGGGCAGCTGCGGTGGCGGGGTACCGGTGGCTTTAACGACACCAACATGCTAACTGTCGCTGAGCCTGCTTATGACGCGAACGGGATCGCCACGCTGGAGTTCGACAATATCCCCTGGCTGACTGAAGCCACGATGAATCAGTTCAGGCTGGATCTGTCCACTAAGCAGAATGCGACGAACTACTACCTGATTGACTGGGTGGCGCTCGGACGGCCTACTCCCGGTGCAGGGATGGCGGCCCTTCAGGCAGAAACGACAGCCCGTGTCCAGGGCGACCAGGCGGAAGCCACAGCGCGCGAGACGCTGGCGGCGCAGATCCGGGGCGGTTATACCGGGGACGATCCGTCAAAGCTGGCCTCGGGCTTGCTCTACAACGAACGCCAGGCGCGCATCACAGCGCAGCAAGCGGAGGTGACAGCCAGGACGGCGCTGGAGGCGACCGTTAACGCCAACAAAGCCAGCGTGACGCAGGAGCTGGCAACGCTGACGACTGAGCAGGAGGCGCAGGCCACCACGTTGTCAGGCCTGCAGACCACCGTCGGTAAAAATACCGGCGATATCACGCGCATCGATAAAGCCGTCGCTGATAACAACAAGGCGCAGACTACCGCGCTGGCTGCGGTTAAAGCCACAACCGACCAGAACACGGCGGACATCAGCACGGAAACCACGGCCCGTACGGATGGTGACAGTGCGCTGGGGCGTCGTATCGACAGCCTGAAAGTGGATGTGGACGGTAACACGGCCAGCCGCGACGCCGGTATTGTCGGTAGTGTCAGTAACGCGCTCGCCAACTTCATGGCGTTCTCTGATCAGCGCGTCACGTTTGCCGTTGGCGAAACGAAAACGATGGCCGAGATCACCGAGACCCGGAAGACCGCCGCGGATGCCACAAGCGCTGTAGCTGAGCAGTTTACGACGCTTAAGGCCACGGTTGAGCAAAACGGCCAGACCAACGCCGCCGCCATCACGCGCATTGATAAAGCCGTTACGGATCTGGAGAGAGCTACCGCGACCAGCATTGAGCAGGTGACGGCAGCAATTGGCGATACCAATGCCAGTGTGCAGACGACCAGCCAGGCGGTTGCTGACATCAACGGCAAGCTGAACGCGCAATGGGGCGTTAAAGTCCAGGTGGAGGCGAATGGTGTCAAACGCATCGCGGGTATCCAGCTGGGCATTGACGGCACAGGGGCCTCAAACTTCCTGATTTCTGCCGATACATTCGCGGTTTATAACCCGACGACGAACGGGCAGGAGCTGGTATTTGCGGCGACCGGCGGCCAGATGTTCCTGCGTTCAGTGTTCATTCAGGACGGTTCCATCGACAACGGCAAGATCGGGAATTACATCCAGTCCAGCAACTGGGACGGGACCGGCAATGTCGGCTGGCATATAAATAAATCCGGGTATGCCACGTTTAACGGTGTGACCGTTCGCGGGACAATTTATGCCACCGACGGGAGTTTTAAAGGCAGAGTTGAGGCGACCAGCGGGAGCTTCAAAGGCACGGTCGAAGCGACAAACTTCATTGGTGATGTGGCTAACGTTGGTGTGTCTTCAGATACTTACGTTTCAGGCGGAGGTGTGGCAACCAATACCATAACTTTCACTGACTCCTCCTCATCATCACTGAATAAGTCAGCTCTGCTTGAGGCGATGATTACAGCGTCATCTATTCAAGGGGAAGGCCTGGTAAACATCACCCTCAACATTAACGGCGATGTCCGTGACTTAGGCTCCGTCTACATTCCTGCGGGAACCGGTGGGCTTCGGATAACCGTACGTCATGCTGTTCGAAACATTACGTCAAACGTGATTACCGGGACGATTACGGTTACTGGTACCGGGACGGCTAGTAAGCGTATTGCCGCTCCGACACTGACCATTACGCGCGGTACCGGCTCCTTCTCCTAATCTCCACAACCTCAGAACCTCCAACCCAGCTCCGGCTGGGTTTTTCATTTTAAGGACAGCACGAATGGCCACACTTGATGACGATTTGGCGAAAGCCGTCACAGAAGGGTTTCGCCTGGCGCAAGGCAGTATCATCAACCAGGACCTGATTTTATCGGGTACCGGCGACGTCACCGTAACCCTGGCAGACGGTTCAAAAAAGACGGGTCCCAGCTGGACGAAGCTGATCGCCCAAGCGGGTGCGGCAGGAGCCAGCGCTGCTGCTGCCAAAACATCAGAAACGAACGCAAAAACCTCTGAGACGAATGCGAACTCATCAAAGACCGCAGCAGCAAGCAGCGCTTCAGCAGCCAAGACCAGCGAAACGAATGCCAAAACCTCTGAGACGAACGCGAAAACGTCTGAGACGAATGCCAAAACGTCTGAGACTAATGCTGCTAATAGCGCCAGCAGTGCCGCAGCATCACTGGCCGCGGCGCAGCTGCTGACGTCTGTACCTTACGAGGAGGCTCCGTTCCCGGATGTATGGCTACCGCTCAACGACGATCTGCGCCTGCTGGCCGGGTTCGCGCCTTACGACAAGCTGACGATCTCCGGGCAGGTGCTTGAGCTGGCAACTAAATCAGCGACCTTTACCCGGTCAACCAAAGCAACTTATATCGACAAATCCGGCGTATTGCAGACCGCTGATATTGATGAGCCGCGCTTCGAGAAAGAGGGTTTATTGATTGAGGGGCAGAGCACCAACTATTTCCGGCATTCAAATGATCCCTCTAAATGGAAAAGCGTTAGTAATGTTGATTCAACGCTAACGCTTGTTAGCGCTATTGATGGCAATACAAAAGCACCTACAGGACAGTACACCACCACTACTGGCAAAACTAACATGAATCTTCTGGACTCCAGGTCCAACGTTATTAAGCTGGCTATCGGTGAAACCCTTTCCATATCGTGCCGTGTTAAGTTATCCGAAAATCTTCGTTTTCGTGTACGAGTGGGAAATGGCACAAGCTATATAGGAGGCTGTTATTACAACCCGCAAGGGGAATTAATCGGTGCTATAGATAAAGTTATTAGCTCTGCCGTTCTCGGCTCTGATGGCTATATAACTATTAAAATCACTTATAAAGCCGATGTTGAAGGTGCGGAATATTTTGCGCAGTTTTTGATTTATGATTTAAGCAACGTTAATAATAATATCGCAATTGGCGAAACCTGCTCACTGCAAATGCCACAAGTGGAATTAGGGCCGAATGCAAGTTCGTTTATTATCACAGGGGCTTCCCCGGCAACCCGAGCGGCAGACGATTGCACCCTGCAACGTTCAGGTAATGATAACTACCCAGGCCCGATCACGTTCTCAGTGGAAATGCACTGCAATGGTGAGACGGTATCCGATGGAACAGCAAACAGCAGGCGCGGGATCTTAGCTTTCTATCCTTCGACTACAGAGTTCGGAATGTTAATGCTTGATTCCTCCGCATCGAACGTGGGCAAGTATTTGTTTGCATATGGCCCGGCCACCTTTAACGTATTTGATCAGAGGGTAGATGATGGCGAGGTTTATAGAATAGCAGCAACCTTTGACGGGAATAATATCAGCGCCCTTGTTAACGGGAAAGCCAGCAGAAGCCCTACGCCAGTGACCAGGCCCGAGCCGGGATTGCACCCGAGCGTCACGGAGCGAATTTATTTAGGCAGGGGCGCAGGCTCTAATGCTTCCGGCTCTCGAATGCTTAACGGCCACATTCGCAATCTGCGCATATGGCACCGCGTATTAACTCCTAATCAAATTAATGGACTCCGCTAATGAAAGATTTATATCTGCGCTTTAATGACGCCGACAAAATGCGCACGCAGTTAATCGCGGTGGGTTTTATGGATGATGAGGGGCAGGGAATGTTATCTCATCCTGACGTCAGCCCGGATATCGTTGGCGTTATCACTGTACCTGCTGAAGTTATCAATCCCGGTGAAGAAAACGAAGTTATTAAGTACACCACCGAACCCGGCTATCACGTTAATTTGCGGGTCATGAATGACTCGCTCGATTTATCCGGGCTGAACGACTTTGTGGTTACACCGAAAACACCGGCTCGCGTCTGGGCGTAAGGAATTAAGTTATGGCAAACAGAATAGACACGGCTGAATTAAGCAGGGCCATTGCTGCCTGGACATCCACCATCAATGACGCGTCTCTGCCGGGGGTCGGGAGTACGGTTTATGGCGGATACATAAAGTCACAGTACACCGTAAATGGTGTTGAGAAGATATCCGCCCAACTCCAGATCGTGAAACGCATCGAATGGAACTACTCCATTGCCAGACTGGTGGTGTTGCAAAATGCAGGGGGTACTGACTCCGCGCAGAACAACTACTTCGACTTCATGTCCAACGGCAATGTGCAAATTCCGGGACGTTTGTATATGGGTGGTCCAGCCGTGAGTTCGTGGTGGAACTCAGCACAGGCACACTATGCCTCTTATTACGCGGAGACCGCCACGGATTCTCCGGGGAACGGGGCTATAGCTGGCCTTTCCTGGGGGTATCAACATGGCGGTGGGTATAACCTTCGATCGATGTGGGGTAATGTTGGTAACGGGCTGAGTTCCTGGGCTAACACTGCACTAACACAGTTCGGAGATAGTGGGTCCAAGATACGGTACTGGTACTTCACCCCAGCCAACGGGGACTTTGTTACCTCAGTCAGCGGTGATGGAGGATTTTCTGGCAACTATACGTATCAGAAGGCTGCAACCTCAGATGCTACGTTGAAACACGATATTGCATATGACGACGGAAAAGCCTCTTACGAAAACATCAGAAAACTGAAACCCTGCACGTTCGTGTATAACGGTGATTATTTAGAACGTGTGCGCCGGGGGATCATCGCCCAGGACGCTTTGCGGGATATCGACAGCGAGTATGTGAAGCTGGTTCCTGCGGCGCCTGAATTTGACGAAGAGGGAAATCGTTGTGATAAAGATGACACACTGGCTTTGGATAACAACGTCGTCATGATGGATACGGCGCTGGCGCTGCATCACGCGATTGCCAAAATCGAAACACTGATCGCGCAGGTCGCGCAGTTGCAGGCTGAGGTTCAGGCGCTGAAAGCATAACGGCAGCCGGATGTTCAGCTGTAATTATCATTAGCTGTCTCAGCGAACAACTCAGGATAGAAAAAAAGCCCGCACGGGAGCGGGCGTAACTCCATAAGTGTTGTTATTAATCCTGCATTCATGATGCAGGTAAGGAACATATCGGCAGCATTTGCCATTACTTTAACAGCGTATTTCAGATAGTTAGACTGAAACAATTTCACAAGCGTAAATAGAGAGCAGGTACTGCTTATCCTGTCCGGTGCCCGGACGCAGTTCGTAAAGTTCAGGGGCAGAGCGCTAATCGCAGATGATGGCGAAGCGATTTGCCAAGCTTTATCAATGCAGAAACAGCTTCTCTTGTCCCTTTGGTTATCTCAAATTGCACAAGGCTACCGGTTTTCTGTAGCAACACCGTTGCTCTGCTTGAAACAGAGCATACAATATGCAACATCAGATACTTTGAGTTTGACCAGATCACAGCCTCGAACCTTACTGCCCAAGGCTATATCGAACAGAGCCAAATCGTTTGTTTTACCTTCCAGTTCAAACCGAATACGGATCCCCCTGATTTGAGTTAT